TGTGTAAGAGGCATCATTAAACCTTTTTGTGCAATAAAAGAATCTACATCTGCACCTGCCCATCTAAATATTGCTTGATCATCGTCTCCTGCAATAAAAGAATCTGCTGTTTTATCCCAAATACTTTTTGCCATATCCCATTGCATTAATGATAGATCTTGTGCTTCATCAATAAATACTACATCAAATTTAGGAGACTCATCTGATTTTATAAAGTTTAAAATCATGTCATTAAAATCAATAAGTTTATATTCTTTTTTATATCTCTCTATTTCATTTGCTATAATACGTAACTTATCTCTCTCAAGATCACTATTATGTTCTGCTAAATCAAACTGTTGTTCTGCTGTAATATTTCGTAACTTTGCGAGATTAATTATTCTTAAATACTCACTATCTGATGTAAAAATACCACCATGATCATCTTCAAATTTTGCATAATTAACTGGGAAACCTAATTTTTTACCAAGGTCTACATAATGTCTACGTTGCATTACATCTTCTTTTTTAATACCAAGTTTTCTAAAAGCTAATGAATGTAGCGTTCTAAAATATGGAAGATCATCTTCTGTTAAATTAAATTTTTTTATAGCCCTGTCTCTTGCTTCATATGCAGCTTTCTGTGTAAAAGCAAAGTAACCAACTTTATCAGGATCTGTTTTTTTTAAATAAGTATCTACTTTGTTTAATAAAGTTGTTGTTTTACCAGTGCCTGGTGGTCCTAAAACTATTGTTTTCATAAAATATAATTCCTAAATATAAGATAAGCTGTTACCGCTGTAAAAAATAACAAATCCATATAAGCTTCTTTTGGCCACATTAATAAGGCTCCTCTTCTTTTAATTTTTTCTGTTTATATTCTTCTAATTTTTTATCAAATTGTTTTACAATGAATACAGATAATTTTTCTTTACCTAATCTTTTATCTTCACAACCACATTTTTCTTTTAACATTTGTCCCGTTCTTTGATAACCAACATCCCACCTACGTCTTATTAAAAACTGATGATAAAATCTATCAAATACAAAATGATGATTACCATCAGAAGTCCATACACCACCTTTCTTTAAATCATTTTTATCTGTTGATACTTGTCTATTTAAACAAAACTCTTCCAAATGATTTTGTAATTGATCTTCGGTTCTCATACCTTGTGCAGGTTCAGTAACTTCTGAATTATTTAATAATAAATTAGTAATTAATACCCAATCTTTTTCTTTTAATGTAGGTGGTCTAAACCTTAATTGTTTCATACAAGCTTCTTGAAATAAACTTTGTTGTCTTAAGTATTTTACATTCTCTAAGTATAATCTTTCTCCATCTACGTTGAGATAATAGTAAGGATCCTCCAGGTCAATAACCTGAAGGTCGGTTAGCCCAGGAAACATTACCTCTTGGCCAATTCCATATTTTCTAGTACGACATAAAGTTTTATCGCACATACTACACATAGGTTGATCATTACATTTGTAACCCCATTCCTTTTTATCGTGTTGATTTACAACTATCTGTACTTCTGTATCAGACAATGGTTTTTCCATTGCAGTTGCATTAAACATAATTACTTTTGATTTCCACTCACTAGGCCATTTTTGTTTTGCATACACACCATAATGAAATAGTGCATTGTTTCTGCCACCCTCACCAATTTTATTTTGTGCCATTAACTCTATACAAGGTGGTCCGTCAGAGTACGGAGTGTGTGGTCTTTTTATTATTAATTTTTCTAAATCATTAGGGTCTAAACAATTTAAAGAATGTAACGCAAAAAAATCTTCTAGCGTAGCACCGCTGCCATCTTTATTAAAGGCATATCTAGTTGTGTTATTAGAATTAAAGTATGGTAAGTTTAAAAAATTTCCTGTATCATCTTTCGATTTTAATTCTGTTTGTTTTGGAAAAACTTCTGATCCTGCATATCCTAACACAGCTCTTATTTGCGATAACTTATCTTGCATAAGTCTTGCAGTTACATAGTCAGATGTAAATAAAAATATATGTGCTCCACCTGATTTAGACCTAAATACTATTAGTGGTAAATTTAATTCTTTGATTTTATTTATTAATTGTTTGTGATCAAAACCTGCATAAGAATCTATATCTATACAACCCCATTTACATTTGTTGTCATCGTTAATAGGTATTACACCTAAACTTTCAACACCGTCTAAATGTTTTTGCCATAACTCATCAGTAACTGGTTCACGTTTTACAAAAGATTGTCCTTTAACTTTTTTACCGTTACCATTTGATTCGCCAACTTTAGTGACACCATGAGCTCGTTCTAATCCTAAAAATATTTTTTTAAACTGCTCAACCATATTTAAACGTAGGCGACTTACTCTCGCATAGTCGCCTACTACCTAGGATATGTTTAGTATGGTTGTGCTGTAGAACTAGTTTCAGCCTCACCATGTTTCGCCTGTACTTCGCCTTTACTTACACGCTCTGCAAAGCCTTTTGCTATTTCATAAATTGCTTTATCTTCAATAGGTCCGACTTTACTTACGTCCCATCCAAACCATGATCCTTTGTCATTTGACATAGGTACGGTTTTTAGGCTGTAAATGTGGCTGTATGTTGGCGGAGTGAAGAGTCCATTTTTTCCTTGCATCTTGATACCCATCATCATTGAGTTCCATTTTCTACTAACTTTTAATTGAGTAGCTTTCATAGAAATCAAAGCTGTGGTTGGACTACTACCCATTAGAATCACAAAATGACTCGCAGTGTTTTCAAGATAATTACCATTTGGTAATCTATCCTTAAAGTCTTTACCTCTAGTGGTTTGACTTATTATATCACTGTCTGCCTCATGGATAGCAACAGGTGCACCTGTCGATGTGCCTCTGTCTTGCCATTCAATGTATTGTCTTTTATAAAAGACAGGTAAAACATTAATTGTATCATACAGTTCATTTGAAACTGTATTTATTATTTTACCAGGTTCTGCACCCTCTACATATTTACCATCACGTTTATTTACTTCAGGTGATAGTTGTCCCAAAACTTTTAGGAAAGGTAATGCAAGATCTTCTTGCATTATATTTTGAGCACCTTTGTCTGCATCAGCCTCAAATAAATTTACTGCTAATGCTCCTTCTTTTTTACTTGCTACTTGGTTCATGATTATTTACTCCTTTTTATTGTAGTTTTATTTTCGGTAAAGACTCCGAAAATTTCCGTTGGCATATCTTTTCCTGCCTCTATACGTTCACGGACTAACGCTTTCAGAGTCATGGGTTCTACCTTCATCTTTTGTGTCGGTTGGAACCCTTGACCCTTCGCAAGTTCAGCATAATCAGCTGCCTTGTTATCCTCGTTACGACCAAAAGATACGGATATCTCATTTTTGATTATATCTCCTAGTCCATTGTTACGAAGCCAGTTAAAAGCCATTTCTTTATTAGCTTCACTAATGTGAGCTTTATAATTTGTGGCTACCTTAAGATGTGATCCATCATGCAGTTTTAATTCTGCAAGTCCCATCTCAGACATCATAGTTGGTATAACCTCACCAGAAATATGATCTCTTTTCTTTTTTAATTCTTTTATACTATCTTCTGTTTTTTCTATAGCAGAATTTACAGTTTCTAGTCTCTCAACTTGATCTGCAAGAGAATGAATATTACTAGTTTTTTTCATTGCATCTTGTTGATCTGCTTCAAAGTTTATTGTATTTTTTATTTGTTGTTTAATCGCCATCAACTTCTCCTTTCTCATATAGATTGATTTCAATAGGATAATATTTTCTTTCTTGTTTATCCCATTTTAGTAATTTAAATTTACCATTAGTAATGTTAGAAACTATAGAACACGCAACACCAATTATTGCAGGGTCTCCTGTCAATAATAAATAATCTCTTGGTCTATAATCTTTTAAACCTTGTCTTAATTTATAAATTAAAGGCCCTGGAGAAAATATCATTTGAGAAAATTCTGGTAACAAAAATTTAAATTGCCCATAATTACTGGCACCCATAATATTTATCTTAGGATTACCAGTCTTTGTACCTGTAATCTCTTGAATAACATATACGGTTGACGCATAATTATTTCTCATATTTTCGTATTTCGTACTTTCTGACATTGACATATTATATAGGATTTATTATATAATAAGTCAATAGAAAGATGAATTATAAATTTAAAACAAAACCTTACAACCATCAATTGACTGCTTTAGAAAAGTCATGGAATAAAGAAACTTATGCCTATTTTATGGAAATGGGTACAGGTAAAACAAAAGTTTTAATAGACAATTTAGCTATGCTTTATGATAAGGGTAAAATTGATGGGGCTATTATAGTTGCACCAAAGGGTGTCGTAAAAACTTGGTATGAACAAGAGCTACCTACACACTTACCAGATCACATAGAAAATGTGACTGTATTGTGGCAATCTAATATTACTAAAAAATATCAAGAAAATTTAAATAGATTATTTGAAGTTGGTCATGACCTACATATTTTAATTATGAACGTAGAAGCTTTGTCTACTGACAAAGGTGTTAAGTTTGCAATGAAATTTTTAAACTCTCATAAAACTTTAATGGCTATTGATGAATCTACAACAATTAAAACACCTTCTGCTAAAAGAACTAAAAACATTATTAATTTAGGTAAGTTTTCTAAGTATAGAAGAATAATGACTGGTTCTCCTATTACTAAAAATCCCTTAGACATATATAGTCAATGTGAGTTCCTTGATCCATGGTTATTGAACTTTCAATCCTTTTACGCTTTTCGTAACAGATATGCTGAAATGAAAACTATGCACATACGAGGAAGATCTATACAAGTAGTAGATGCCTTTCAAAATTTAAATGAACTATCAGAAAAGGTCAAAGGTTTTTCATATAGAGTATTAAAAGAAGATTGTTTAGATTTACCTCCTAAAAATTTTACTAAAAGACATATTATATTATCAACAGAACAAAGAAAAATATATGATCAAATGAAGAAAGAAGCTATGGCTATATTAAATGGTAAAGTCACAACTACTATGACTGTATTAACTCAACTTATGAGATTACATCAAATTACATGTGGACACTTTACTTCGGATGATGGAGCAGTGCAATTAATTCCAAGTAATAGAATTACTGAGCTAATGAACATTTTAGAAGAAACAGAAGGTAAGGCAATTATATGGGCTAACTATCAAATGGATGTAAGTCAAATAATTAAAAATGTAGAAGAAAAATATGACAAAGGTTCTATAGTTAATTATTATGGTTTAACACCACAAGATGAGAGACAAGACAATATACGTCAATTTCAGGACGACCCTAAGTGCCGGTTCATGGTAGGAACGCCGTCTACGGGCGGATATGGGATAACTTTAACAGCTGCAAACACCGTAATTTACTATTCTAACGGATATGACCTTGAGAAGCGTTTACAATCAGAAGACCGTGCACATCGTATTGGTCAGAAAAAAAATGTAACTTATGTAGATATTATAGCTGAAGATACAGTGGATGAAAAAATTGTAAAAGCATTAAGAGAAAAAATTAATATTGCATCTGAGGTTATGGGTGAAGAATTAAAAGATTGGATTTAAACAAATAAATCTTTTGCTTTACCGATTATAGGTTTATATTTAGTCTTACCCTCTGATCTATATGCATGTAAAAATTGTTTTCTATCCATACCCTCTGTGACGCTGCAATGTATCCACCCAGAATTAGGTTCCCCTGGAGTGTAGAATTCTAATATTAATTGATCCCAATCTAATTCTCTATGTATCCAATCTGCAAGTTCACAGTTGTCTACTCCTACAACTTCGAAGTCGGCGGCCTCAGCTTTAGCATGCTGTGAATTTACGGAACTACCGATAGCAACACATAAATCAGGTGAACGGAATCCACTAGTTACCTTTACTCTACCAAAGTGGTCACGCACTGGTTGTAAAATTTTTTCACAAAGTGTTTTTAATTTTTCTATTTGTTCTGGATTAGGGTTATTGTTAATGCCTTTACGTATTGCAGTATCTGATTTAGTTAATTCTGAAAGAGTAAAGTTACGTGATAGATTCATGCTATATCAGTTAATAAAGTTATAAGGACAGCCCCCATACCTCCAACTATCCAATATTCTAATCTTTTAATTCGTTCTTGCATTTCTTTAATTTGTTCAAAGGTTTGCTTTTGCATTATCCTGCAAAGCTTTTCATGTGATTCTATTCTCTGTAATGCTGATTTTTTAGTCATTATGTTCTCATTGCTATTTGTTGTTCTAATGGATCTAATAAAGCTTGTTCTGTACTACTTAAATTCTGCATAATACCGGTTGGTTGTTTAGCCAACATATTAGTATTAATATTAGGTGTAACTGGTAAGGAACTTTGATCTCCTACACCACTACTAAATATATTTGGTATGGTACCAACCCCAGGTATTCTTAATCCACCTAAATCTATTTGTGGTGGTTTAATCTCTTCTATAAATTCTTTACTAGTTTTTGGTGCATTAACACCTAACGGTGAAACTGTTTGTCCATAAGCTTGGTTAACAGTTGCAATTGTAGATGCTAATTTTTTTCCTGTTCCTGTTGTTTGATTCATTGTCTGTAACCATCCAGGTTGACCAACACCAAACTCTTTTGCAATTAATTTTTTAGCTGCTTTTTGTTCAAATACATCTTTTGCATTATCAAAAGCACTTCTTGCAAGTAGTAAACCTTGTATATTTGCTAATTTAAACCCAACTATACCAAATAACTGTCTAGCCCCTCTTTGAAATACTCTAGATAAACCTGCTGCAGTATTAGATGGGTTAACTAAATCTACTGGTTTTAAAGTTTTTCTAACCTCTTCTACAAATTCTTTTAATACTCTTATCTCACCTTTACCAAATAAAGCTTTAGCAATGTCAGGGTTTTTAGTAAATATAGTATCAAAGTTTTTAACTAAGGTTTGAGTATTAAGTCTACCACTTTTAATTGAATCATTAAACATTTTTTCAATCATACCTGATCTTAACTTAGCAAAGTCTTTACTTTTCAAAGCTGCAGCTCTTGGTGATATAGCGTCATCTACACCAAAAACAGTTTTTAAACGGTTAATTATTTTATCACCTGTTTCTTTTTGACCAACCTTACCTAGACCATAAATATAATTTATGGTTTTCATACCGGTAACTTCTGGGTCTATTAATATTTTTTGTATAATCTTTCCCGCTGGATCATCAATCGTTACAGGTCCTTTTTTAACATTTACCCCAAATATTTCTTGTTTTTCTTTATATAATTTTCTAGCTTTTTTAATATTGGATTTTAAGAGCGCATCACCTTCTCTTCCCGCAAATAATAAATTATCTAAAGTATCATCAAAAAATTTATCATATTCTTGTTTTATAGATATGGCAGTAGCCTTATCTGTTTGATTTTTAGCTGCATTAATATAACCATTTAATTTTTTTCTAATTACATCAAAATCATTAAATGTTTTTATAGGTATTTTTTTAGATGTTTTCTTTTTGGCAAAAGAACTTACAAATTTATTTATCTCTTTAGATGCAGCAACAGAAGCTGGTGTTAGTTTAGAATCTAGTATACCTGTGCTTTCTTTTACAGCTTGTTTTACAGACGTTTTTAAAACGTTTATGTTTGAAGCATTCCCGTTAAATACCGCATCTTTATCAATAGCATTGTAAGCAGTAGCTACCTCATCTGATTTTTTCTTAAATTGATTTTGAATACTACTAGATAAACTGGCACCTAACTCTTCTAAAGATTCTTCTGATAGTTCTCCTTTGTTAAATTTTTTAATTAGTTCTTTTAAACCAACGCCTACATCTATCTCTTGTTTTCTTAAAAAGTTTAATGCTTGATCTTGAGCATCTTTGCCAAAAGCACCTTTGGCAGCTTCATATAATGCTGCAATACCTTCATCATTTCTTTTTGCTTGAGATGTGGAAAGGTCAAAACCAAATTTCCCTGCACCTGCTGAGACTGCTGCTACTTCATTATCTAGACCTTTTACTATATTTTGAAAAAATTTTTCAGCAAAATCAGGGGACATTTTTTTAGTGTCAATACCTGCAGCCTCTAAAGCCTTGTATCCTTGAGGTGTTATTTCTATTTTTTTTATTTTTTTTCCATCTACAGTGTCGGTAATTAATTTGTAATAATTTGGATTACCTCTAAACATTTTAATAGTGGCTCTTCCAACAGGACCTAAAACACCTTCAAATACAGCAGTAAGACCCGTCGTAAGTGCTATTCTATCATAACCAATATTGTCTGCCCCTAACGCATTAGCTACTGCTTCTTGAGCCGAGGTTACTGCCCCAGCTTGTGTGGTCTGAGCTAAAGTTCTTTTGATAATACTATTTGCAAATTTTTTAGCTATAGTAGAATATCCAGGTATATATTGTAAAATTTGAGATGTAGTCTGTGCAAAGTCTTGAAAAGATGCACCAGGCTTATTTAAATAAAAAGATTCACCGTCAGGCATTACTATGATTGGATTATTAAATCTATCCTCCATCACATTACTGCCTGGCACTGCATTTAATATTATGTCTATCTGACTCTGTTGATTAGGAGTAATACTTAAACCTAAAGCTATCGTAAAATCTGCATCTGTTTTTGCTTCACCAATCTCTTTTAATTCAGGAAACTCTGTTTTTTTAGTTCCTGTAAAAAACTCTGTTACTGCTTCACCCGCACCTGATAAAAAGTTTTTTTCTTTTTTATCTCCTTGTGCTTCTAATATTTTAGAAACTAATGCAGGATCTGTCACTTTTTTAAGATTACTTGTATCTGTTTTATTTTTTTTATTAAATTTCTCTAAAATTTTAGATTTTAATTTTTCGTCAGTTACTTCTTGCATTATTCACCTCCAGTTTGATCAGGTAATTCGTAAGGCACTCCGTTTATAATAATGTAATTTTTTCCGTCTTGTTGAACAATATTCTCTTTATATTTTTCATCTATATTGCCTTGAACTGCTGCTATTTGTTTTTCAATTTCAGGTGTCACTACAGGGTTTTTTTCATGAAATATAGATTGTAATTCTGCAAATGTTTTACCATCTAAAGTTCCTCTTAAACCACCATTTGCTTTTACAAAAGGAGCAACTACCTCATTATAGTATCGTTTATTTATTTCGTTGGTTCTACCTAAAAGAGCTAATTGTAATTTAATACCTTCTTTAGACATAGAAAGACCAGGGTTAATACTTTGTACAAAGTCTAATTCTTTATTTGAGATAGCACCTTTAAATTGTTGTAAAGAATCAATAGCGACTTTACCACCAACAGTTCTTAATAATTCAGCCAATGGTACATTTTGATAATTTAAATCTAAACCAAACTCTCTACCTATTTTTGTAAGAGAAGTTCTAAGTTCAGCAAAAGCACCTGTTTTTAACTCTTCATCTGAAGTATTTGCTAATATATTTAAAGTATCTAATGTTGATTGAAATTTAACAGCATTACTAAATGCTTGTTCCGCATTACTTACTAATTTAACATCTGCCTCTCCTTGTTTTTTATCAAAGCCTTCTTTATATAAATCTTTATTCTCTTTTACTATTTCTTTATTTAGTTTACCTGCTACTACAACTTTATTATTTTTTAAATTTTTTTGATAAAATAAATTAGGATTATATGCTCCACCCAATAATTCTTTTGCAGTTGCTGGATCTAATAATTCAAATTCGTCTTCTGAATCTGCTGCTAAATCCATTTTTTTTAAAAATACATCTCTACCAAATGCTCTATCTTCAGCCTCTTTTTTAAGTCTTTCATTTATATCCATTTTAGTTGCAGCAAGATCTAATTCTCTACCAAAAGCCTTTTCTGCTGCTTTTTCTTGAAACAATGTGTCAGCAGGTTTTTTAGCAGCTTCTGCTGCTGTTGATATTAAACCACTTAATCCTTTACCAGTAGGCGATCTTGATGCTAAATTTAATCCAAAGTCTATTAAAAATCTAGATAGATCTGGTCTTGTATTTCTATTTTCAAAAGCTTTTAGTAGTTCGGAACCTGGACTAAATATTTCTTGAGTTGTTGTATTGGCTGGAGTTATTTTATCAGCAGGTGCATTACTTGGTAATGATCTTCCAGCAACATCTAGCATGTTTGGTCCTATACCTGTTCTATACCCTGGTCTATCAAGACCTGATGTGATACCAGTTCCTGCAGAACCTCCCATTTTAAACATAGGTCTTTTTAAAGTTCTATTC